AGTCCCGGAACTTGCCGGCGAACTGCAACAGCTCAGACAGAAACACCAGACCTCGAGTAGTCACGATTACGATGTCGCCACCGTACTCGCTGAAGAACCTGCGACCAACCGGGGGCCGACCATAGAACCACCGACCCACCATCGTGAACTGCTCAGCCACGTCCGGGTCGGTGCCTTCGTAGATTAGGAGGTCGCCGCCAGAAGCAAGAACGACCAGCTTGTCGTCGATGCCGTTGCCGCCGTCCATCGTCCAGGTAGACAGCGCCTCCAGACGCCCGCCATTGGGGAACAGCGCCCCGAAGTCGAACATTCCCAACGTACCAGAGAACTGTCCAGGCGGAAGGTAGTAGGCGACCGTGGAATCATTCTTGATGAACCACAGACGACCCTTCCAGACCGTTATAAAGTCAAAGTCCTCTGGAGCCGTGGTGTCCAGGTCAGGAAACTCAATCTGGTTGGCCCCTGCTCCTATGGTAATCTGAGTCCACACGCCAGCAGAATACGTCCAGTAGCCTGAACCATGCGACACGACGCAAAGATAGGTTCCACCGTCCGTGGAGAAGTTTACGAACGACACCCGCCCAGAAACTGTCTGTCCACTGAACGTCGTGGACAGCGTGGGTGCGCCCTTGACCGTAACGTCCCAAATCTCGTCATTGGCGAGGGCCGCGAACAGCTTGGCGTCAGCCGGACCTGTCTGGGGCGTGTAGTCCATCAGCGTCTCTACCGTGAACGGCGGTAGGGCGTCTTGATGAACGCGCCAGCCCTTACGAAGCTCCACCCCATACGGGCGCGGGATGAGGTTCGTAAGCGACACCGCATCCTTCGGATCCTGCTCCGTGATAGGATTGCGGTAATTCAGCCCTGCTACGGGGGCGGGAAAGTTGAACGACTGGTTGAACCTAGTCGTCGCAACCCTGCGACCGTACCTCGTACGAGGGACTACTTTCTGAAGACCCATTTACATCGGCCCGCGACCATACCCAGTATCTGGCAGGTTCGCGAGACCGATGTACGGGAAGCCAACATCCCGAGCAAGGGTCAAGACCGGAGCCGCCGTAGACTGGTCGATCACCTGCTCGATCCTTCGCTGGTAGTCCAGCTCGGCGGCGGCAGTATCAAACCCCTTCGCGGCCAAGAACTTGACGCGGCCGAGAAGTAGGATGGCAAGGCCGTCAAGAATGAAGGTGTCGCCATTCTTGGAGGCAGTATTCTTGTAGACGCTCGGGTTGTCGCCATCAATGATGGTTGCGCCCGATACGTACATGAACGAGAACTTCGGGTACGTCGCGGGGTCGGTTAGATAAGGCGGGTTCAGCACCCAGAGCTTCCCGCCCCTCAGCTGCCAGAAGAACGTCAGCTGGGGAACCCAGTTACGGACTTGGTACATCCGCCACGACTGGTCAGACACCGGCCCCATCGCTGGAAGCTGAGTGCTGTTGTTCCACTGCGTCTGGTCAACGAAGTACTGGAAGTCAACCGGAAAGTCGAACGCCTTCTCTTTCTGGCCCGGCGAGTCTCCGAAGATTGGAATCTCACCTTCCACGACCAGCGGACGCCACTTATAATCGCCAAAGATTTCTTGGTTGGCGTCGTTAACGTGGGCGATGATCTGGGCGTAGATTGGGTCGGTAGAGCCTGCCGGATCGTTTGACTCCGGCAGGTTCGTACGCTTGCAGATGCCGTTCACCACATCGGCCAGATCAATCTGGTTGAAGAAGTTCGAGAATGTGGTGACGACGGGCATCTTGGCTCCTTACTTCTTGACTGCGACCGCAGGCCTCGGCTCAGGTTGCGGCTTGTCCTCGGCGCGGGCCGCAAGCTGAGCTTCCAGCTCTTGAATGCGCCGAAGTAGGGTTTCGCCGCTGGTCGCCGTATCCAGCCACGCTTTCGCTTTGGCCTTCAACTCGTGAGCGCCCATGAAGCGGCCCGAAATGCCGTCGTTGAGGTTGGCGAGCTGCTCCACCGTCTTGACGTTGAAGAACCCGAACTCTTCGACCTGAGCCGGCGTGAGGAACGGCACGACGCCGAGCGGGGTGCCAATGACTTGATCCTGGCCCGCCTTGAACTTGTTGTAGAGCTCGCCGAAGCGCACAATGTCCTGCTCCCAGACCGGGCGCTGGATGATGTTGTGCTTGTCACCGGGGATCATGATTTCGACGTACTCGGTGTCCTCGTAGATGGCCCTGTTCGCTTCTGCCGACCTGTCGGGGTTCAGCCGAGGCTTCATGTAGAACCGAACGTGCAGGTTCTTGTCCATCGCAAAGCGATTGGAGTCCCAGTTGCTCATGTTCTGCAACTGCTGATCAAACTTGTTCCAGTCGGTGGGTGTTGAGTTCTGCAGGTTTTCGACCTGCTGAGCATTGAGGGCCATATTAATTATCCTTTTGAGGTTACGACGGTGGTAGAGCACATCACTTCTTGGGGGCGGGAACCGCCTCCTTCAAAATCGGCACCAGCGCGAGCCAGCTACCGTCTTTGCACTGATCGGGCGCCTTAACGTCATAGGTGCCCTTCATGGCCGCGCACAGCTCAGGCTTCGTCTGCGCGATGGTGGCGGCGGGAAGGATAACGGGGCCGAGCAGCAGAGCAGCGATGCCTTCGGCGATAAGCAAAAGCGGGTTCATACAAAACTCCTGACAGGGTTGGTTTGGGCGATTAGAACGATTTCGTCAAACGTGATGGTGGCAGTTCCGGCCGGTACGCTTGCGCGCAAGTCGTACGTGGCGTCAACGTCGGTGTAGTCGAAGGCCGCGAGGTTGAAGGCCGTCGTGTTCGCTGCTCCACTTGAACTGGCGCCCACGACGAATGAAGTAGGCGCTCCGTTCTTAAAGAGGCGGATGATCGTGTCGGCGTTGTTCGGGCCAGACAGGAAGCCGCTGACTGCGAACAGCAAGGTGGATCCCGCCACCCCACCGAGGGCGCGAGTCACGCTGCCTGCGCTAAGGTTCGCGGTAAAGAATCCAGGCGTCGCTGTGACGATAGCGTCAAAGGGCGCGATGACCTGAGGCGTCGTGGTCAGGTTAAGGACGACAGGCGTCGTAACCTGGATCGCTCCATACCCCGGCGTGACGCTGTCCACAAAGTCCTTGATAATTTGGCGCACGTCGCCGGCGCTGATCTCCTGCGTCGTGTTGTCGGGTAGCGTTGCGTCCGCCTGCGCGAGCAGCTCCAGCATCGACTTAATGGTCATGGCTCGAAGCCTCCCTCGTCGATGGCCTGCGCGATCAATAGAAGAATTGCCCGCAGCTTCGCAGGCGTGATTTCCTGCACCGTGTTGTCGGGCAGCAGCGCGTTGATCTGGTTACGGACTTCGTCAAGGGTCATGAGAATGCGTCCTGATCAAAGCCGTTGTTGAAGGCGTGGACATCAACCGGATCTGTTACAGCGAGGCAGAGCTTGCCGATGACACTAAGCGGGAGGCCACCCGGCGCCCATGAAATAGCGTCGCCCGCGTCAACTGCGACACCGTTAGCCGTCATCGGGATGCCTGCGACGTGATGCGCAATCGAACCAAAGAAGTCAACTACGAGGGCGCCACTGAACGTATACGGCAGACCGCCGACCCACGCCTCTGCCGTGTAGCCCGAGGCGAAAGCACCGACAACAAGCGAGCCTAGCTCGCCTGTCGGGGTGCCGCCGTTGAACTTCGGCAACGGGAAGTCCGCGACGCTGAGCGCCTTGATTCTTCCCGTGCCGTCAAAGGCGAGAACGCCTGAGTTCATTAGACCGGCGCTGCGTTCGCTGCCGTCGCCGAGCCAAACACGGACTGACCAGTCGTGATTGACACGCCGCTGCGGTTGACAAAGCCCGTCTCGACTGCCGCGCCGTTTGCGACTGTACCCGTTGCCGTCACAGTCTTCACGGGGAAGCCTGTGAATGCGGGGCCAGCGCCCGCGTCACGCGAACCACCGTTGCCCGCCATCGCGAGCCCGACTGCAAGCTCGTCGTACGGGTTCGGCAGACCGTTTACGTCACTGCGCCCGCCGCCGATGTAGACCAGCGTCGAGTCAGTGGCCGCGACGAGCCCCGGCTTCGTAACACCGGGAACATAGTCATCGCTGAAGCCCGCCGCTTGAATCGAGGCGGGGGCCGTCGGGCCAATGATTGGCGGGGAACCAAAGCCGATGCCGGTTTGAAGGGCTCCGGTGCTGAGATTCGTCGGGTCGGCCGTGTACTCCGGATGACCGTCAACGTCGAAGGCAAGGGTGCGTCCACCAAACGGCGAACCCTTCGGCCCCGACAACGGGTCCATCATCACTGCACGACCTTGAGACGGGTTCGCAGCGTTCTGAACTGCGCTTGCGCCTGGAAGGGATGCTGCCATGTACTTCTCCTGATGAAAAAGGGCCGTAGAAGGGGTCTTGGACCACTACTACGGCCAAGACCCCACCACAGGGTTACGCGGACTCCAGACGCCCTTGGAACTGGGCTCCCGAAGTTGTCAGGTTGCCAGCCCACGCCAGGATCTGCACCTCGGCGTCCTGGTTGATTGCGTAGCGACGGTTCGGCGAAAGCGGAACCATGTTACGCGCCGAGTGCGGACGCAGGAAGATGTACTTCGTGTTCAGCATGAACAGCGTCTTGGCCGGGCAGAACCCGCCGATACCGCCGTCCAGGACCACGTCCGCGGTCATGTACTTCAGCGTCGGGAAGCCGAGCTGGCCCACCGTCGGCTCCGTGAAACGCTGCTGAGCTTGCAGCGACGCGACGTACAGACCCCACATGATGCTGTCCATGGGGATGAGGTCCGGCCGGTCGTTGCCGCGAACCAGTTGCGCCCACAGCGCGTTCATCGCGCCTTGGATCGTCGAGCTGGTCAGGGCCGGCGACGGCTTGCTGTACTTCGACGCCCAGAAGGTCCAGGTCGCGCGGTCGATGCCGCCGTAGGTTCCCGTGGACGGGTCCACCGGCACCGCAGCGTTCAGGCCCGTGAGCTCCTTGCCGCCCGAACCCGAGCCGTCGGCGTAGACGCCAGCGGCCAAGAGGTTCGCCATCGTGCTTTCCGCGACGCCAATGCGACCTTCCATCAGGTCAATCATTTGCTCACGGCCAGCGTTCTGGAGCTGCTCCAGGCCGGACATGATGACCGGCACGGCGAGCTGCTTGATCTGGTACGCGGCGGCGCTGATGACGTCAGCAGCGGCGACGGGCAACAGGTCGTAGCCCGAGTACCATCCGCCGTTGGCGTTCTGCGCGAACGACAGCTCTTGGTAAATCACGTTTCCGCCGGAGAACGGCTTCTGGTTGCCGTTGAGCTCCAGCTTCTTCAGCAGGGCGTTGTTCTTGGTCACGTTGTCCGCGATTTCGCGGGTACGCGACTGGATCGTCGTGGCGACGATGTCAGATACGTTGGGGAATGCCATTTAAGACTCCAAAGTTGGGTTGAGTTTCGTGCTTCTCTCGACCGTTCTCAGAGACGATCCCCAGCGGTATCGAACGCCGACGCGATAACAGAGCGAAGATTTGAGGGATCCACCTGATGGGTGACCGGCTCGCCGGATCCATTGATGGAAGAACTCGCTTCACGTGCTGCCGCTGCCTTCTTCGAAACGCTCTTGGAGAGTTCCACTGCCTGTCGGTCCAACAAGACCTGTCTCGTTTCCGGGTTGGCCCAGACCGCCTTATCGTAGGCGTCCTGAAGGTCCTTGGCCCTTCCCGCTTCGAGTAGCGTCGCCATGTCAAGGCGGACGTCTCGATAAAACTCATTCTTCGGGTCGCTGGCGAACGTTTCCAGCTCCGTTCTCAAATCTGCTACAAACTTCTCCTGCTGGTTCTGGTTGCCCGACTCCAGCGCCGCTAGACGCTGTTGTAGAGCTTGAACCTGCGGGTCGACCGGCTGTTGAGCGGGCTGCTCACCCATGATCAAGGCGCCGAGGGCTTGAACGTCCACTCCGTAGTACGAGAGGATTTCATAGGCCCGCTGAGCCTTGTCAATCGGTGTGCCGTAGCGGAGGACAGCATCTGTCTCCAGCAGCTTACTCACGGCAGTCTTCGCGTCCGTACCGGCAGCACGGAAGGTGTGCTGATACGGGGCCACGATTTCGTTGATTTCCCGGCCGAACGATGCGTCCTTGGTGGACTGGTTCAGGCCACGAGAAATCTCAGCTTCACGACGGTAGATCTCCGCACGAATCGTGGGGTCAACCGACGCCCACTTCTCACGAGCGGCAGGCTTCCAGCTTCCTGGAGCCTTCTCCAGCTTCTGATCCGCCATGCCATCGGTGGGCGGGGGCGGCTCTTTCGGGGTGCCGCCCTCTTGAGGGGCCAGCGATTTGTCGGCCGGAGATTCGACTGGAGGCGGCGACTCGTCGCCCTTCGATTCGGGCTCCGTAGATACGGCTGGCGGCTCAGAGGGCGGCGAAGCCTCTGCTACTTTCTGTTCGAGTTCCGGCTTCTCTTCTTCAGAAACCGAAAAGGCGCTTTCAAGTGCGTCGCGGATACCCATTATCTCTTCCGTGTGGTGAGTTCGTGAATGGCACGTTCAATGTGCTCTCTCTTGATCGCAGAGCCCTTACCTTGAGTAAAGTACTCCGCCCTTTGCTTCGCGGACTTGTCCCACGTGGACTGAAAGTCGTCCATTGTGGTCAGCCCGGTTTGCTTCATGAACTCACGGTGCTTCGTACGGCTGGACAGGTCCTCGCCGTTCGGCCCACGAGTATTCGTGTAATGCCGGTCATTCCACAGTACGCCATCAGCCGTATGAGCGTTGCGGGCAGGCGCCTCGTACTCAGGCGTCACTTCCACAAGCTCTTGGCGAGCGCTGTCGTAGATGTACCGGCGACGAGCCACTACTTCTTCTCCAGCTTGACGTGCTTCTCGAGCGTGGTCTGCTCGACCTTTTCGTCATGGGTCAGGTGAGGCTTCTTCGCTGGAACGAGTGCAGCTACCGCCGCATCGTAATCAGCGCGGGTCATGCCGCCGGTTGAGAATCTCCGATCCAACTCAGCCTTGGTGGTCATCGAATACCTCTTGATTGAAGCAGGGTCTCTGCCTGTTGACGGCAGTTGTCTTCGTAGGCTCCAGCGTACACGAGATTACCTTGTGGATCCTTGCAGCGCCATGAAGTACGTGTGAACGAAATGGTGTACGGCCAGTCGGGGGCAGCAAGAGTCGTGATTGTTTCTGTGTACGGCTCTACTACATATCCGGCTGGTAGTCCCATTTACTCAGTATAGCACTTTACGCATCATATTGCAAGAGCTACTTCTTATCGTCACTCTCTTTTTGCTGCACCGCAGCAAACTCGAGCTGTTGCTGATGCTGCTCCTCGCTGTGGGCCATGTCCTGCTGATGTTCCATGGCATTCGTCGCCATCTTGGTCTGGGCGTTAATCACGTCACCCTCAGCTTTGACGGCGTACTTCTCGCGCAGCGCCGCCATCTCAAGCTGATGCTTCTCCCGAGCAAATTCCATCTCTTGCTGAAGCATCTCCACCTTCGCGCTGTTCATGGCGTTCGAAGCCGCAAGATCAGCTTGGATTTTCGCCATGTCCTGCTGGTGCTTCTGATCGGCCTGCTGAGTCTTCATCTGGTGAATTTGCTCAGACTGCTGCATCTCAGCCTGAACCTTCTGCGCCTCAGGATCTGGCTGCGGGGGCTGAGCCTGCTTCTTCTGAAGCGCCGCCATCGCCGCTGCCGCACCCTGATCGATGATGCCTTCCACGTCACGGGACGCCCTGAAGCCAGCCACCGCGAATTTCAGCAGCCCGAACATCATGGGCGCTGTCTCAGGCGCCTTCTCAGCGGCCATCGCAGCTTTCTCAATGAACTGCGACGCGCCGGTAAGGAACTCCATCCGCTCTTCCTTCTCCCGCTGCCAGTCCACGTCGGTGAACGTGTCGGCGGTGACCAGGATGCGGAACTTCGCGTTGAACTCGTCCTTCAGCAGCTTGATCGCAGGCTCCAGAAGCTGCTGGTCCTCCTGCGGGAACGTTCCGGCCTGACGCAGTAAACGCTCGGGCTGGTAGAACGTGCACATCAGGTAGGCTTTGATGCAGAACACCCGCGAGAAGAAGTACGCCACCTCGTCCTGATGAGCCGTAAGCCGAACAGAGGCATACTGAGCCTTGATCTTCTGCGCCGCTGCGGTTTCACTCGCCGCACTCGCACCTCGGATAATGTCTGCGAGGCCGGTAAGCTCGTAAATCTGCTGTTTGATCGTGTCACGGGCCTGATTCAGCTGCTGAATCACGGACGCAACGTGGTCAACGGGAAGCCAGTCCACGACGCCCTTTAGACCGCCTTTTTCGCTGAAAGCGGCCCATTGGTCCACGGGAATCAGCTGATTCTCCGACGCCTGCTGGAGCATTCGCTGAACGCCGTCGGCTTTCTTGTCGTAAACGCCGACTACCTTACACGCCTGGATCAAATAGCTGATGCGTGTGTTGATAACGTCCAGTTCCTCGTACTGATCCTGACAAAGCAGGTAGTCAGCGTTGGGAATCATGTTCGTTGTCGTCGTTGAGGCGAACAACGGCTTCGGCATCGGGAAAAACTCGGGCAGCTTGAGGAAGTCATTCTTCTCGTCAAGCGGCTTCTTCAGCCCTTTTGCGAGCCAAATGACCTTTTTACTCTTGCGGTCCCAGATTTCGTAGACGCAGCCCTTCTTAAGGACCTGATTCTTCGGGCCAAGCGGATTTCCAGCCGACGAACGGGCGTCCATGTTCCGCGCACCGATCTTGTCAAGGGGAACTTCCTTGAATTCATCGCCAAAACGACGAACCCCCTCGTCACGGCTGAGGTATACCTTCCGTGCGACCCACCAAACCTCCTTCCAAACCCGAGCCGGCGACCACAGGATATCTTCCCAGTAGACGTAGTCCAGCGGGGTGCCTTCGCTCTCGATGGTTTCGACGGTCGTAACCTGACTTCCGGCCTGTACTTCGGCCACGCCAGTCACCGCCTCGTACCGTTGCCAGACCGTGCCCATGCCGGGGATCAGCCTGTCAAGGATTACGGCCTTGAACACCTCGTCGTACGAGTCGCTTTCCTGGAGTTCATACTCCAAGTTCCGCTCAAGGATCTTGGCCGCGACGCGGGCAACATCATCATCGGGGTCCTTGAAGCGGCGCACCACCTCAGGCTTCGGCAGCTTGGAGTAGAGCGCCGCCTTCATGATGTTGACGTTGCTATGGAAGAGATTGAAGCGTCGGCTGGACTCCGAGACACGCCCGACGTCCGTAACGCCTCGCTCGTCCAAGTACCGCCCAACGATCTGGTTCCCCCGCTTGTGGAACCGCTGCATCTCCTTCTCAGCGGCGATCAGCTGGGTTTGCCAGAATTGCTGACGTTCTACTGGGGTCCTCGTGCTGCCCGAGTAGGAGTCAACTGAGGTGGACGGCTGTGTGGTGCTCATTCTCCGGTCGCCTCGTCAATGGCTTTCTCAATCTGCCCACGGCGACCACGATACGACCGAGCCGCGTTCCCCGCCCCACCTGTTCCGAGCATTCCGGGCTTCGGCTTTTCAGCCGCCTCCTCCCGAGCCCACTTCCTGCCGGTAGAGCCTCCGTGCTCCTTGCGCTCTTCCTTCGACCACTCAGCCGACGGCGGGGAAGCCTTATGACCCTCTGACTCCTCCTTGTCAAGCCAGCGCATGAGGCTCGCCAAAAGACCGGGCTTATCCATTACTTTCTCCGATTCTTACGTTCGTACATCTGATAATGGGGAATGTCCCCCATCCACTTTTTCTGCTCTTGCTCAATTTCTAGATTTGATGCGCGTCCCTTGGCCCGAATTAGGCCTCCCATGATGGCCAATTGAGCATCGTTAATCGCGCCGGGAGAAGGCGCCGCTCCACCCGTTACAGCTTCGTAAAGTCCTCTGGTAGCGTTCCCACGACCTACCGGGTAGTAGAGATGCTCATCGAACTTGTTCGCGTAAGGTCCAGATCTATCTAGTGACTTCTGCCTCAACGCTTCAATCATGGCCGCAGTCTTAGCGTCAGGGACGTACTCACCAGCCATTACTGTATCCTTCCAATGAACTGACGTGAGTGCTGCTCGTGGTCCTGCCATAGCGCCTCGAGCGTGTACGCGGGCGGAGGCAGGGAAATGATGCGTGACGGCTCTTTCGGGGCGGCGAGCACGGCGGGCTCAATCGCCAGAGCCATCTGCCGTATCGCGTCGGCATAGTCCGAAGCCCAGTTGTGAAGGGGCTTGTCCATGTACCGCTTGTTCTCTTCGTCGTACTTCTTCTGGTAGACCTTGAGGGCCTCAATTCCTAGATAGCACTTCTCAGCGTCGAAGTGGCAGCGCCTCAGCATCTTCCGGGTGGCCTGGATCCCGTCCTGCAGGTCCAGGCGCGGTACGATGTCGCACTTCAGCTGGTGGTCATACGCGAGCTGCTCAATAACCGAGCGCTTCGTGGCGAGTGTCTTGGCCTTCGCGTCGTGGGGCAGGAAGTGAGTGTCGTAGTCGTAACCGAACTCCTCCTGCTTGAGCCGCAGCACGTCCACGAAGTGATCCACGTCCTTGCCATTCGCCGCGTAGACGTCCAGTACCCGGATCTCCTTCGCCACCTCCTGGCCGAACCAGATCACGGTGTTGTCGGAACGTCCAATGTCCCAGTAGGTGTTGACCTTGAACGAGGGCTCCAGCGGCACGGAACCAATCCGCCCCTCGTTGGAGGCGACCTTCATCTCAGAGCCGTAGTACGCCCCGACAATCGCAGCCTCAAAGTCGCATTCGTACTCCTGATTGTACTGGTCCTCCGTCATGCTCTTGCGAGCGTCGGCCAGCTCCTCGGGGTCGATGATGCCTGTGTTCGACGCCTTCAGCTCCATATAGAGCCAGTCGGCGTCGTTCTTCGCCTGCTCCCGGACGTCGTAGAAGGCGTTGTGTCCCTTCGGGGTGCCAATGAACGTGGCCCACCCCCGTCGGTCACTCAGCAGCGGGCGGATAACGCTCCCCCAGATCCCAGGGTTCATGTCTGCGAACTCGTCCAGGATGCACCCGTCCAAGTAGATGCCCCGCAGAGAGTCAATGTTGTCCGCTCCAAAGAGCCGGATCAGGCTCCCATTGGCGAGCGTCACACTGAGCTCGGACTCCAGAACTTTCGTCTGTACGCCCGCCGTCCCCTTCTTCAGGTAGTCCCACGCGATCATCTTCGCCTGACCGTAGAACGGCGCGATGTACGCATACCGCGCATCGGCCTTTCTAGTATAGAGCGCCCTCGTGACCGTGTCGTTGACGACCGCTACCGTCTTCCCCGCTCGGCGGTGGGCGACGATGCAGCTCCACCTCCGCCCTCGCTCGTGGTACGGCAGGAACTGAACCCTCGGCTCGTAGTCCTGCCGGGAAAGGAAGTCACTCATCCAGCGCCGTCCGGGGTAGCACTAGCTGAAGAGCGCCCTGGACATTGGAGTCCACCTGTTGGGGAAGCATACGGGCGTGAAGCTTGTAGAACTCGGTGGGGTTCTGATCCGCCCAGAGTGCGAAGCGGGGAACCCCTCCAATCAACTCGAAGGCCGTGTGGAAGGCCCGCTCGACGTTCTTACGGCCGACGCTGCGTGGAACTGGGTACGGACGGGTCCGCTGCGCCAGAGCCTGGAACGTTTGATCCATTTCCTGCTCAGCTAGAGCTTCATACTCCTGCTGTGTCAGGACTTGGACTTCTTGCTTCATTGGAGCTGTCGCCATACGCGCATAGTACCATAGGAGGGGATCGGAATGCAAGAGGTGGACTCCATGTAGATGGTGCGGTGCAGCAAAGGCTCGGTACTCAGCACCCACACCTCAGCACCCACACCTCAGCACTCCGTGCGGATTTTGCTCAATCCATTGGCTGCCGGATGAGTGTTATTATTTGCCCCCTCCCCTGCCCGCGTCGTCCCCTCCCCGATCGCCCAGACTGGGCATCGTCGGCGTCCGCCCAGAATGGGCATCATCGGTCATCGCCCAGAATGGGCGGCACCACGATGGGGCGCACCAAGACCGAGCAGCACCATGATGGTGCGCACCGCGATGGTGCCGTGTGCAATCACTTACACTGATACCCCTCCGCGCTCCGGGGTTATCAGTGTGGTCGCTTACACTGATACCCTAGTGCGACGTGGGGCTATCGAAGTGGTCGCTTACCCTCAATACCCTACTGCGACGGAGGGGTATCGGCGACGCTGGCACGGTCCTTTCCAATAGGCTTGACCTATCGCTGAGGGCGGCGCGATAGCCGTCGGCGTCTGGCACGGTCCTTGCCCTAGCAATCTTCGTGCCAGCTACCGATCTAGAATTAGTGGTCCCCCACTAATATATTTCGGCCAGATTCTGGCACGCGACCCCGTTTGACCTTACACTACGCTTGTTGCGTGGTTCGGGGGCAGTCGCCTACCGGCGCAGCGTCTAGGGTACATCATGGCTAAGGCCAAATCTGCAGTCACCGCTCCGGCAGCCGCCGAGCGTATCACGGTCGGCGTTGCGCGCGCGACCAACTTCGCGAAGACGGCTAACCCGTCCGCGCTGGAGCCCGCCGGCGTCATCAAGACGGCGAAGGGCGAAAACGTCAAGCGCGTCCGCGTTTACGGCTACGACAACGGAGCGCAGGGCGGCCGGGTCAACAAGGCCGCCGTCGTCCACGTGGTCCCCGGCACGACCGGCCTGCCGAAAGGCGTTACCGCCGGACAGTGGGACAAGCTGGTCGCCCAGTCGCCCGCCACGGTGGAGAGCCTCTACGCTAACGAGGTCACCGCGCGTACCGTGCGTCGCGCGTACCGCGCGGGCTTCATCCGCTTCGTAGCCTAACGCGGAGGGGGAGGGGAAACCCTCCCCCGCTGACATGTCGCTCATCCTCTTCATCGCCCTCTGGGTCTTCCTCCTCATCCTCACCACCGACTAGGTCAGCGTCCCGCTCCGGCGGGACTTTGATTGACCTGGACTGATGACCTCAGACCTGAGCACGGAGGTCATGGTTCCGCGCGACCTATAAGGATCCGGCTCACCTATAAGGAACGGAGTGGGAAGGGCTCTCTGCTCCGTGCGCCTCCGCCTGGATTTGGGCACTATTTGCGTCGCACTCCGCCCGGTTTGCCGGAGTATGGAGGTGATATCTGTGCGAAGCGTCCCTACCCCCCACCCCCCCCCACCCCATGCCAGCCTGTCGGCCCCAATATTATTCAAGTTTCTTTATACTCTATTAGGGAGTTTATGGGGTGTAGGGGTGTAGGGGAGGAAATTCCCCTGTAAAAACAAGCACTTAGACAACCCCCCATATGGGGTGTATCAAGGGGTGTAGCATGGGGTGTATCCTCTCAGAACTTGGGCCGGTCGGCATGCTCATGGAACTCCCACTGCGAAGCTGGAATGACGTAAGGCTTGACTAGCCCTGCGGTGACACGATCTGCCTTTCGCCACCCGAGTGCGTAGAGCTTGGCCTTGATGGGCTTAGTGACGGTGTTGTTCCCTATGTCCCGGTCGCTGTATCCGGCCTGCCGCATGACATCAGCGAATTTGAACGCATAGAACTCGCCGTCGTTGTTCTTGCTGGTGTGTATCAGCTGTGACCGAGTGCGGAGCAGTTCGATAACAGCATCGTGCATGTCGTTGCTGATGGCGTACTGGTTCACACCTGAGTCGAACACGGCCATCACCTGGGACACATCCGTACCGCCGATACCGTACAGATGCATCGCCTCAGCCCAGAGCTGCTCGCGATCCTCCTCAAGCTTCTTGAACTGAACCTGCCGCATTTCCGCCACGACGTAGCGTCTGTACCCCGTTGGATCCTCCGGCAGGAAGTGTGGTGAGTTCGTACTCCCGTAGAGGACGCACCGCCGCTTGAAGATCTGCTCTGTACGCCCGTAGGGTGGACGGAAGATGTCGCTAGGCGAACTGATGATTGCCTTCAGCCCCTCGATGTCCCGCTTACCCATAACCTCAAGCTCTTCGAAGTTCACACACCATCCCTTGTGGAACAGCGCCTTGAAGTCCTTGCCATCGTCGGTGTGCATCACAGGTACGACGTCGTCAAGCCCGAAGAGTATGCGCGGGAGGCTGGACTTGCCGACGCCCTGCGGCCCATGGAGGATAAGCATCCAATCCATGAGGCACCCCGGCTCGATCTGGCGCTTGACCGCCCCGACCAGGAACTTAGTGCCAGCTTCGCGCACCAGAGGCGTGTCGTCGGCACCGATGTAGTCTATCAGCCACGTTGCGAGGCGGGGCTTCTTGTCCCACTTGAGCTTCCGCAGCCACTCTACGCGCGGAGACCTTGCGTCCCGGTTGGCAATCTGGCTGATGGCCTCGCGAACATCGTTACGGGACGCCTTGGGAATGCTGAGGTTGCGCTGGATGAAGTTGAGTACTTCGTTGGCATCGCTCTCATGCATCGGGTTATCCCCGTTCATGATGCTGATGTTGTCGATGTTGTACCAGAACTGACCAGTGAACGCGGGGTGCTGAGCTATCAGGGTGTGGACGTTGGTGGAGTTGGGGATGATCTCCTGGCGCTGTTCCCCACGAGCGGCGTTGCCCCGAGTAACGGTGACGAGGCCGTACTGTTCAATGAGGCGAGGCGGTGGCTCAACGACATTAGGCCGACCGTTGGCATCCATCGGCTCCGGTAGCAGAGCCTCAAACTGATCGGCGGACTCCCACTCGACTATAAGGTCGTCGATCTTCTTGTTACGAGGTGGTACGCGAACCTCCACCCGCAGGCCCATGTCCAGGATGAGGCTAAGCATCCCGCCGTAAGCCGTCTGGATGTGGAACTTACGATAGTCGCCATCCGGCACGACTATAAGAACCTCGGGCTTCTTGCGCTCTAAAGCACTGACGATGTACGGGTGAAGGTTGTTGTCCCCAGCAGCGGCTCGCCAGTTCTGACACCCACCGATGGCGATGGCAGGGATCTTGAGGTGCGCCATGATAGCCGCAGCCTTCTTCTCGCCCTCGGTAATGATGAGCCTGTCGCTCTCCAGCGCCCAGACGTCTGGATGGATGTACGGAATGTTCGCTAGGTTGCCGATCTGTGCGTGACCCGGCTGCTTGTATTTGTCCTTCTTGTCGCGAGGGTCTGCCGTTTCTGGGAGGAACCGCTTGCGCCGGAACATGACCGGGAAGCCGTTGGCATCCAGTATGAGCTTTCCCTGAAGGTCGTAGTACGGGATGGTGTACGACACCTCACCAGTACGGTCCCCGTACGGAGCTTGAGCAGCGTTGGGGATGGCCTTGATGTACTCAGCATTGATGCCGCTGGCTGCGAGGTCCCTGACCATCGCTGCTTCGCTTTGCTGAAAGATTGACTCGGCTGTTACGCCGATGAATGTTACACGACCGCCCTTGTCCTCTGCTGGCCGATGCCAGTTGTACCAGTCATAAGCTGGCTTCGTATTGCCTAGCCTCATTCCGCCCCCGTTTGGAATCTGTATGTGACATCAATCCACTTATTGTTCTTGCTGTCCATCTTCCAAACACGAAGCTTTGAATCTAAAGCGTAGATGTACTTCTTACTTGAGAGTATCTTGAGTGGAGCCGTTGGCCTCGCCATGAACACACCCTGATGGTTGACGCTTTACATTGAGGTTTAGGTGTGGTACTATGCTTGAACACACCCGGTCCCCTCTACTGGGACCACCAGGGAGTCCAAGCTGACCACTTGGGCTCCCAATTTTTCCGATACCTCGATTACGGGGGCAAGTAAGTAGTTTACGCCTGCGGCAAGTCAAATGCAAGCGGACAACAATCCCCGGAATCTACAGCCTCTACGAGAGGGTGCGGAGCGGTTCGGCTATATTAGCCCACACCCGGCCTCACAACTCGCCTTGAGCCCCGTAGACACTTGCGCTGACCAGCGCGTGAGGGTATACTGCCTGTGTACCGCGTGGTACATCACCAGGAGACCAGTATGTCCCAGAAAGACCCCACCATCGTGGCAGCCCTCGACGGCTTCAGCATCGCCATGTTCGGCCGTGCGCGTAGCATCTGTCTGGCGAACCACGAATGCGTCACGTGCGGAGGCCCGGCCATGGAGTTCAAGGACGAGGTCAGCAAGCGCGAGTACCAGATCAGCGGAACCTGCCAGTCGTGCCAGGACAAGCTGTTCAGCGCCCCCGAGGGCGACGCCGACGGCAGCTACGTCAACCAGGACCGCTGACATGGCACTAGCAAGACCATACCGGGTAGAGTACTACCGCAACCGTCGCGGCAGGGCCGAGGTTGTGAAAGTCGGCCACGCGGCAACGATCACCGGAGCGCTGAGGGCTGCGGTGAAGACCATACAGGGCGAGCAGCAGGCCCGGTGGTGTCAGGTGCTCAACGACAAGGGCATCGTCAAGGCGTACATGGAAAGCCGGCTCATGCACCCGAGGGGCCGGAGCAACTGCTACCTCTTCAAGATCGAGACATTCTGATGCAAACCTTCCTGCCATACGCGAGCTACGCACGAAGTGCTCAGGTCTTGGACAGGAAGCGTCTGGGCAAGCAACGGGTAGAAGTGAAGCAGCTTCTCATAGCTATGGGATACCGGGTGGGTGACTCGCCCGGTAATTCCGCCTCCTCGTGGAGGAATCACCCCGCTTGCAAGATGTGGATGAGTTGGCCTTCTTCGCTCGCTGTGTACGGACTGGCCTGTTGCGTGGAGTGGAAGCGTCGGGGCTATGCCGACACGCTCACCGAGCAGTTCGTAGAGCTGCACAAGCGGCTGAAGACGCCCGTCAACCATCCTGACTGGTTGGGCTGGGACGCCTTCCACATCAGCCATCAGTCGAACCTTCTTCGTAAGGACCCGGCGTGGTACGGCCCGCTCTTCATGGACGTACCGCCCGACCTGCCCTACATCTGGCCGACGCCTGAGCTCTACGCGAAGCTCCAGATGGGCTATACGACTGGAATGGCGCAGATCAACACGAGCCACTAGACGCTTGCATTGACCACCGCACGACGGTATACTGTAGTTGCTGTACCCCACCAATCACATAGGAGCCTTACATGAGATTCAATCACCCCGCTACGATGCACGAAGTGAACGTCGCGGCCCCTGCAGTCTTCAGCCGTGAGCAGCACCCGAACCTGCTTCCGGGCTATGAGTTCGTGCCCACGCACAAGGTCGTCACGGCCTTCCTGGACAACGGCTACGGCATCAGCCGCGCGCAGCAAGTCCAGAGCAAGGACCGCTACGGCGCTCACACCGGCAAGCACATCATCTGCTTCCGCCCGGTGGACAGCTTCACGGACCTGGAAGTCGGCGAGTACATCCCCGAGGTCGTATACACGGCGAGCCACGACGGCTCAAGCGCGATGCACCTCTACGGCGGGCTGTTCCGCGTCATCTGCACCAACGGCATGATCACCGGCGAAAAGTGGGTGAGCCACCGCATCACGCACAAGAAGGGTGCCGAGAGCATGGCGCTGGCCTCCGCCGACGCTATCATGGCGCAAATGCCCAACCTCGCGGCCCGCATCCAAGACATGAAGAAGCGGGAGCTGTCACCGGCCGAGCAAGTGGAGTTCGCCCGCCGCGCGATGGCCCTTCGCTGGGAAGACAGCCAGCCGTTCGCCCATGATCAGCTGCTGGCTATCCGTCGCATGGACGATGCCGGGGCGAACCTCTGGCGGGTGCTGAACCGCATCCAGGAGAACATCATGAAGGGCGGCATCTCCTACACCGGCCCGAAGGGTCGCGCCACGGCAACGAAGCCGCTGGAGCGCATCACGGCCGACGTCAGCATCAATCGCGGCCTGTGGGACATGGCCGAAGAGCTGCTCACGGCATGATTCTCCGATTCCTACTGGGCATACTCATCGTGTGCGCGATCCTGTATATGCTCCCATGGATCATGTTCGGGGTGGGTATGCTCTTCTTCCTGATCTCACAACTATGAAACCACGTGACGATTCGTGGATTGACGGAGCACTTGCCGCTATATTCATGGTGGCGGTGCTCGTAGCCGTGGCTCTTCTATGAGCTGTGGTTCTTGCACGATGTGCTGTACGCTCATGGGGGTGGAAGAGCTCCAGAAGCCCCCATGCGCGAAGTGCAAGTACGAGGAAGGGAGGTGCGGCATCTACGTCTCCCGACCACCCTCCTGCCGCGAGTTCAAGTGCCTCTGGCTTGACCTCGTCGGCACGGAGTACGAGCTTCCCAAGGCGATGCGTCCCGACAAGTGCGGGGTCATCTTCGCGGTGGAGTCCAACAACGAATTCATTACGATGAACGTTGACCCGGCCCGCCCGAACTCTGTGAACAACGCTGGCGTGAAGAAGCTTGCATCAAGGCTCGCCGAGGTACACCCGGTCTACTGTAAGATCGGCCTCAAGATGTTCAAAGCTCGCCTACAGACTGAGCCGAAAAAGCCCTTGCCCCCTGACCCCGTTTGAGGGTACAATGGGGGTTGCTGTACCCACCACACATCGGAACATTCACCATGAACCTTGCAGAACTCGCAGCGGTGGCTGACCAATATGCCGCCGTGCGCGATGCTCGCCTTGAGGCGCAGCGCCAAGTTGATGCCATGAAGGAGGATGAGTCAGCCCTCAAGGCGATGCTCCTCCAGAACCTCAAAGAGTCCGGGGCTGGCGGCGTCGCCGGCAAGAAGTACCGGGTCACCCTGAAGTCCAAGAACGTCCCGCAAGTCGCTGACTGGCAGGCGCTCTATGAGTACATCAAGGCCAACGACGCATTCGAGCTGCTTCAGAAGCGACTGAGCCCACCGGCAGTCGTGGAGCGCTGGGAGGCCGCCCAGAACGTGGACGGTGTCATCAGCGTACAGGTGGACGAGCTTTCACTCAACAAACTCTAGGACATCATACATCATGGCAGAAGAGAAGAAGCCGGGAACGGCTGTCGTCAATTGGGCCGACGAAATGGCGAAGTACGCCGTGGCAGTCGCCAAGCAGGAAGCGCCGAGCTCGTCGTACATCAGCCTGCGCTCCGGAGTGCTGAGCTATCAGGGCCAGCCCGTACCGAACAACAAGCTCAACGTGGTCATCCTGGATTACGCCATGGAGAACACGTTCTACGAGGGCAAGTACGACCCGAACAACGTGCGGAGCCCGGTGTGCTTCGCTCTGGGTATGCCCGACGAGCAGGACCTCGCACCGCACGAGCTGTCCGAGAAGCCGCAGGCCTCCACCTGCGCCGACTGCCCGAACATGAAGTGGGGCAGCGACCCCAACGGTGGTCGGGGCAAGGCGTGTCAGGAGCGTCGCCGCTTGATCATGATCCCCGCCACCGCAGCGGAAAGCGCAGACGGCATTCTGTCGGCGGAAGTGGCAATCATGAAGCTGCCAGTCACCAGCGTGAAGGGGTGGGCGGGCTACGTCAACACCATCGCCACGCTCAACCGTCGGCCGCCGTTTGCGCTCATCACACAGATCGGTACGGTTCCCAACGCCAAGTCGCAGTTCAACGTGACGTTCGCAGCGCAGGCCGCGCTCCCGGATGGCGTGATGTCGGCCATTATGCAGAAGCGCGAGGCCGTGCGCTCCACGTTGCTGAAGGGCTACGACCCGTCCAGCGACGAGGCCCCCGCGCCTGCTGACAACGGCAAGGGCAAGAAGTACTGATGTATACCCTCGACTTCGAAACCGAGGGGATCAAGCCGTGGCCGGACTACCCACCGAAGCCGGTGGGTTTGTCCGTGCGGCATCCGGATGGCCGAACTGAGTACCTAGCGTTCGGTCACCCCACCGGAAACAACTGCGGCGAGGAGACGGTAGAAACCTTCCTCAAGATGGTGTGGGACGAGCCGATGCTCTTCCACAACTCGTCGTTCGACATTGAAGTGGCGATGAAACGCTACGGACTCCCATACCCGAAGAACGTTCACGACACTATGTTCATGATCTTTCTGTACGACCCTCACGCTGACACCCTCAGCCTGAAGCCGTCGGCCCTGAGGATCCTAGGCATCAGTCCCGAAGAGCAGATTGACCTGGAGAAGTACATCCGGGGCCACATCCGCAACGCGAAGGACTGGGGCGCGTACATCGCACAGGCTCCGGCGCAGATTGTCGGGCCGTATGCGATTGGCGACGTGGTGCGGACCTATGCGCTGTTCGAGCACCTCAAGCCCATCCTGGAGAAGGAAGGGATGTGGGGCGCGTACGAGCGTGAGCTCAAGCTTCAGCCTATCGTGATGGAGGCTACCCGCCGAGGCATCCGTGTGGATACGGAGCGGTTGGCTCGTGATGTGGAGAAGTACGAAACTGCCCTCATCATGTGCGACCGGCTGCTGCGTACGAGCCTTAACGCCCCGAACCTTAATCTGGACAGTAACGCGGAGCTGGCAGATGCCCTAGATCGGGCTGGCCTTGCCTCCGACTGGCCGCTAACCCCTACGGGTAAGCGCAGCACGTCCAAGGAGGCTCTAAAGGCCGCGTTGAAGTGCCAGACTACCCTCGGGCTGCTAGGCTACCGCAACACCATCGGGACGTGCCTGAGCACCTTTGCGAAGCCGTGGCTCGTGCAGTCTGGTAAGACCGGGCGCTGCCACCCCTCGTGGAATCAGGTGCGGGGCGACAACTACGGTACTCGCACAGGTCGCCTGAGCTCCAACGGCCCGAACTTCCAGAACGTGCCCAACGACTTTGAAGGGCTGGTGATTCCCGAGGGCTACCCGCCCATGATTCAGCTGCGGAACTATCTGCTGCCGGAGGTGGGTCACGTCTGGGTGAAGCGCGACTACAGTCAGCAGGAGCTGCGAGTCCTTGGTCACTTTGAAGATGGGGGTCTCTACGACGCCTATAAGAATAACCCTCGCATGGACGTGCATCAGTACGCCCAAGAGCTAATCCTGAAGTACACCGGCCATGAGTTCAAGCGAAAGCAAACCAAGATTGTGTCGTTCACGCTGGTCTACGGGGGAGGGATACCTGCATTGTCGGCTAAGCTGGAGAGCTCGCCCAACGAGGCGGCGTTCCTGAAGGAGACGTACCTGTCTACCTTCCCCGAC